GTCTCTTCCCATCTGCTCTATGCGCCGTTGCAATTTGAAGACCTTGCTGATGCCCGGCCACACAGGACATATGCTTCTTGCTAAGTTGAGCATTAGCCGTTGTTGCAGGTCTACCAGCCACACCAGTAGTAAAGTAATGGGAATAAGCAATACCGTCGATAACGACAACATCAAGAAAAGGAACAACTTCCCAACCATAAGCGTCATATCCCAAATCATCTTCACCAATAACTCCTTCGATCTTTGGATCATTATCTACAGCACGGTTGATACGATTCTCATGGTTACCCATGGTAAAAACCATACGTGGACGATACACCTTCTTCTTATTAGTCCATTGGTTTTCTTGCAGCTTCTCTAAAGGCTTGAGAAGGGCCTCCATAGCCTCATGGACAGCCTCAATATCATTCTTGTATCGTCTCCCCTCAAACTGTCTCTTACCCACGTCGTAGGAGCTTAGAGAGGGCATGTCAGCGAAGTCACCTCCACAGACGATTACATCAGGACGCTTGTCAATAATGTAGTGACCAATACGTTCTAGATATTTGAAATCGTCTCCGGGACGTACTTGGCAGTCGGGAATATAAAAATGTTTAGTCATCAAGCAAAGCCTTTACAGAAACTGGGAAGATTGGTTCAATGAGAGCCCTAGCCTTCTGAGCTACGATACGGCTTTCATATTGTGTGTGAGGGTCTAGACGTAGACGAAGCATATCACAATAGGCTCCAAGTGTCCCACTCCAAATCCATTCTGTCATCATGTTTTGAGGAAGCACCATACGAGCTTGTTCTGCACAAACTCCTTGCTTCAGCATAAACTGATAAGTGTTCAATGCGATTTCTACAGATGTTTCTACATCAACTTGGACATACACGGAAGTGTCTTCATCAACATATTTATTAGCACTTCCTTGTTTTACATTTTCAGCACGTAGACGCCATTGGTGCCTAGGAATATAGAACTCAGGCTCATCATCTACATAACGACGAGACACTTCATTCCAAGGCATAAACTTGTGTTTGACAAGCTGCCTAGCTACGAAGATAGGGGCCTTAACACGAAGGGTGATAAAACTATGGTTGAAGGGAGAGAAGTGTTTATGCTTAGCGAGATAATTAATTAGCTTCTCATCCTTAGCTGTAAACTCTTCACTAACCTTGTTAAATGAGACACGAGCTGCGTTAACAACATCTAGGTCATCACCCCATCGTTCTGGCTTAATAGCCGTTACTTGAATATCAGATTGTTTCATTACGCCTTCCAACGATCATCCATTTCTGGACGTACTTTCATGTTATTACTCAGGAACATCCAGCAACAACCTACATGGTCGATGTGAGGGAGTCCCGACTCTGGATCATTATCTTCTCCACGCATAATAGCAAACAGATGACGAAGCATAGCTGCAATCAAACGTGTATTAGCAATACCCTTACGCCAATTATGTGGAGCATACTTCTGTGCTCCGAATGTCAGGACATTAGCCAAGCCCTCTAATGCAAGAGGGTCTAGCAGGTCCATACGCGGCTTGTCTTGATCTTTCTTATGACCAACATCAAGCAATTGCATAATTACGCTCCTTCATGGCAACAATGAATCGCTCAGTAACTGCTGTACGTTCCTCTACAGGAATCATCTCCATGTACCGAATCATTGTAGAAGCTCCCTTCGGAGTAATTTGTTTCTCAGGATTCATATGACCTTCAGCAATATTGGCTAGGGTGACTGCTCGATTACGTGTACGAAGGGCATTATCCTCAATATCGTTGAACAAGCTGTAGCCTTTATATTCGTTGTTATTTTCCATAGCTTTTTCTTTCTTCGTTTTCTTGTTTAGTTATCTCTTTATGACAAGGCTTGCAAACTACTTCTAGCCCATCCTCCTCACAAAACATGCGTTCAATGATAATGTCCCACGATGTAAATCCCTCAATAGGAACAACAGGCAAAATGTGATTGACTTCTACATCTTTAGCAGGGAAATGTCCCTTGCATTGATTGCACTCATAGTGCTTTGCCATTCTTCCAGTTTTCTGATTTACTTTCGTACCTACCAGAGCTAAGCTCAGTTTGCGGTATTTAGGAGGCCAACGAATAGAAGCACTACGTAACGCACTCTTGATGAATGAATTAAATTTAGCATCTGACCATTCACCTCCATTATACGAATAATTCGTTTTCTTTTGTTTTTCGCCACTCAATAGCTTTTTCCAGTTCTCTAAAATAAGAAGAATATTGTTTTCCGTATACTTGAATAGATGTTCTATACCACATACCTGCTCTCCCTTTACGTTTTACCAGATAAATACCGACAGGTAAGTCTCTGAATGTCGATCTATTAAAGTTATTCTCTCTTGGAGTCGCACTTCTAAGATTGATATACATATTATTAGAGCGTATACGATCTTTATGATCTACCTGTTGAGAAGGAAAAACACCTTCAACATACAAAATAGCTAATCTATGTGCTAGATAGGCTCGATTATCAATCCTAATCGTGATATATCCGTCTTTACGTAAACATCCAGCTAATTTGTTTGATCGTTTCCATCTAAAAATTCCAGACTTACAATCGTATAGTAATACTTCCTGTAATCTTGTCTGAGTTAGTGCTTGTGTCCACTCTCCATTGTTATATGGCTTGTTCATCAATACGAAGCATTCTCCCTATCTTTATCTGATGGAAACAAATTCCCACCTGATTCTAAAACACGACCCTCTAGAAAAGAGATATAGGCAGCAGCAGCACACCATTGATCTCCATCATAGTTACCATCTCCTTCATAATCTGGACCTTGGGCTTCAATAATCCAAGAAGGAAGCTGATCTCTAACTATTTTATAGTTATAATATGCCATTAGGAAATTCCCATAATACTGGACTGCCATCGGGATGTAATTCTCTAGTCATCCACAACAGTCGTCCCTGTTCTAACAATCTCTCCTCTGCATCAGGCCCATACACCCCTCTATAAGCCTCTAGGACACGCTTAAATGCGTCCTGACTATCTACACAGCCATCTAGGGTTTTAAACGCCAGCACAGGCCCACATCCTCCAAGTCCAGGAATCGTGTCAACACGGTCCCCTGTAAGACATTGGGAGTAGAAGAAAAGTAAACCCGTACCTTTGATGGATTTTCTGTCAGTAGATAGACGGATGGCTCCGAACTCATCCACGAGTTCAGGCCCGAATTGCGGCTGGTTCCCCAACTCCCAACCATAATGCCATCCTGGAACAGCTCGTAAATCTTTATCTCTAGTGCAGATGATGGTTCCTTGTCCTTTTTTCGTCTGTTCAATAGCCATGAGATCATCTGCTTCCATCCCTTCTGCTGTAATGGTGTTGTACTTAGCCTTCATATAGGCTTTTAGATTCTTGTAATGAAATGGCTTATTACCATCTCGTACTTTATACGGAGTGGTCTTTGCAATGTCATAACGGAAATTACCACTGCCTGTTAGATAGAGAATTGGTGGCTCTGTACTGTTTGTGATAGCACAGATGTTTGCAATTCTATTGTCTAACAGATCAGCAGCGTAGTCGAAAGGAGGGAAGCCAGCTTGTTGCCAGCCAGCTTCCGCTGCAAATCCTACTTCATATACAAGAACATCAGCATCCAAAAGTGCTTGCATCAGTATGGGGCGTTGTCGTCATCCTCATCTCCTGCCGGATCATTCTTTCCCACGTTACGGACATTTTTGGGTTGTTTCTCCACATCCGGCTTCGCTGCTGGTTTCTTTTCTCCACCAGCTCCAGCCAGCTTTTGAAGTGCACTACCTTCATAATTCAGATTCTCCTTAATCTTATCTTGAATCCATTGTGGGAGGCTGTTAAACACTTCCATATCTGGAGCATCAAGGTCAAATACCTTAGCAGGATTAACAAGCTCAGGGCACTTGTCAGCGTCACGTTGACGCATAGTAGAAATGGTGGCTACGTTATCGTAAATCTTACCATTCTGACCTGCGTTATTAACGATAGTGACGTTTACTGGCTGCTCAATAGCCTTGCTAAAATCTCCACCAAAATCACCGTTAGGATCAAAAGCGTTGTATCGCTGTGTGCTCTTAGCCTTATCAGCATACAGGCCATAGAAGGGAAGTGTTTCAGAAATCCATCGTGGCTTATCTTCAACATCGTTACCATCCTTATCTACCATGAAGGTATCTACAAGCTCATAGGTGAGCATGATTTCTTGGACAGGGGGTTTGTCTTGACCCTTGTATGGACGTTGAGCTTGAAGGCCCAAGTCAATAATCTGAACCAGACGAGCGGGATAGGTGCCCGGCTCAATGTTAGGTTGTTCAACACGTTCTGCGTTATTACCTTTAATGTTCTTTGCGTTCAATGCCATTGTTATTATTCCTTTGCTGTGTGTACGACGTATTCGATAGTGTCAGATGGGTAGATGAATGTACGGGTGTCAACCATAACACCTAGAAACCCACTACCTAATTGATAACCTACAATGTTCTCAAAGAACACTGGCTCTGGATTACCACGAAAATTGATTTGAATACTTGCGGCTTGTTGTTCCATTTGTTTCCTTCATAAGTTTACGTTTAAGACTGTTCGGATTGGTGTCTCCGAATAAGAACATACGATTACCTGAATCATATGCTTTCTGATTGTTTTGTGATTTAGTTAGAAGTTGTAGATTTTCTAAACGATTATCTGTCCTGATATTGTTAATATGATCTACCTCTAAATGTCTAGGAGGTTCACCATTAAAAGCAATCCAAACTATTCTGTGGACAGTTCTGGTTATAACCTTATCGCCAACATACCAGTTGGTGAAATGGTAACCTTTAGGGCTCGTCTTAAATGATTTAACTGAGCCATCTTTATTTAGAATAGTTCCATCTTCAAAAACCTTATAACCCTCCCAATCAATGGATTTCAAACCAGTTCTTTCCAATATTTCCTTCTCCTGCGTGTGGACAATTGATTCCAAGCATAACCCCTGCATCTACAATACATTGCTCTGAAATTTGTTTTACATCATTAGCAATTTCTTCACGACACTCAATCGTGTACTCATCATGATAAAAACAGACTACACCATAATCAATCCCCCATCTATATTTCTCTCTTAATCTCTTGCATAAAAGATTGTAGGAGACACTCATATGAATGGCCTCATCAGATTGTAAGAGATAAACTAAGAGCTGGTGTTCACTAGGAACCTTAATAGGACGATCATCTAGGCCAGTGATGATTCCATCGAAATATTCCATTCGATTGAATCGAGCGTTAAATCGTTGTCTAGCTGTTCCTTTCCATTCTTTTGTTAATCTTTCCATGAGAGTACCAAGTCCGTCAAGACCTCGGTATAGTTTATTCCGGAGGTCTGCTCCACTTCCCGCAGGCTTCTTAGCAGTTTTTGCAAGTTTTGTATCTCCTCCGCCGAAGAGGAGACAATACATAACGTTCTTTGCAATGTCTCTGGACTCAAGCCCTCCAATGTCTCTCGTGAGAGAATGATTGTCAGTGCCATCTTCTTTCTTCCCTTCCACAAGTGCCTTAGTATAAACAGGGTTGTTCATACGTCCGGCAAGCTGTCTTAGCTGGTTACCTGCGGAATCTGTACCAACTAGAGTAAACCCCTCTTTGGAGGAGAATATGGCTCGCATCTGTTTTCCGTAGAAACTGGACGCTTTTGGGATGTTGACAATGTTTCTGTGGGTGGCTCGTCCTGTAACAGCAAGGGTGTTGACCACGGACGCAATTCTTCCGTCATCACGGATAAGGTTGACAAGGCCCTCGATAATGCTTCTTCTTTGTCGGCATTGGACTCGCTTTGCAACGAGCTTTCCAAGTTTTCCTTCAATCCCCTCAAAAGGATCATCCTTCGACAATTTAGGAGATGTTCTTTCGCCTTCATCATTTGTGTTCCATTCTAATGGTTCCCATCCGATTGATAATAGATAGTCTTTAGTTTCTGCACCAGAGTCTAAGTCTACCGTCCGAAAGTTAATACGGCTAAAGCAACCCATAACGGGCTTGTCACCAACATCATAACCAACCCGATTACACCAATCACTAACGCTTTGGGAATACTGCCCTGATTTGAGAAACGGCTTCTTGATAAACCCATATTCACCTTTAAGTTTTGTTTCTTCTACTTCTAGAATCTTAGGGAGACGAGGAACAATAACACTATCTATACGTTCAACCCATTTTGTAAGTTGACGAATACAGAATTGCATGTGCTCTTGATCTACAAGCCAGCCATATTCTTCTTGCTCTTGAAGGTTGGTAAACAGCTCAAACGACATAAGGAAAGCTTCCTTCCACTTACCCGTCTTAGCCTCTAGCATAAGCTCGTTATACACAAGCTCTAGAATCTCAGTGTCCTCTGTACACCGATGTAGCATGTCCTCTGAGAAGTTCTCCCAGTCGTTATGCTCTGGCTTACCACGTCCTACCCTATACCCCCATGCCTCAATTGAATGAGGACCACACTTCTTATTAGGGCAGTTGAATGGAACTATTCGCTTAGGATTTAACAGCCTACTCATGATAAGAGTGTCGACTATCTTACCCTTGAACGTCCATCCATACAACTTCTTAAGCAGAGGGAAGTCATAACCAATACCGTTGTGTGCAATTAGTACATCGAAGGTGTCTAGGTAGTCTAGAAGCTGTTGCACTTCGTTAGGACGAAACTGTTTGATATTTCCGCCCTTCATCTTTACAACGCCACAATGTACCTTGGTAGCTTGTCTTAGGAATCCGTTAGCTTCCAAATCAATCAGACCTATCTTCATACGTTTTCGTGCTCTTTACAACGTGTCTTAATCCAGCCTCTTGGTGAATAGTGTTTACCTTCTTCCCCACAAACCTCACAAGTTTTGTAAGAAAGGGCTTCAGCCTTATCAATAATGTCCATCTGTTCTTTAGATGCATTATCGACATAGAACCTAAGTCCCCCAAACTTTTCTTTAACTTGAACAGCTACAATTTGAGGCTCGTCACTTCGCTGTGAGTTCTGTAGGTATTGGCACAACTTATCAATCAATGGGTACCAACCTTCCTGTACCCACAGGTTCCTTGCAGAAGACAATATACGAGAATGCTTACTGATTAATTCATCATGCGTCACTATAAAGCTCCTTCAATTCATCTCTGAATCGTTTAATAATCTGACGACAATTGGCGTCTGAATGTTGAGTGATGTTGGCGATGTCCTTACTAGTCATCCCGTGTTGGAAATATAGCTTCAACACTTCCATCTGATTCTCGCTCTTAGTCTCGATAAGCTCATAGATTTCCTTCATAATCTTTTCAGGATAATGAGGGCAGGAGAGAGTAGCTGCAATTTCTTCATCAGCAATGTCTGATGCTGCATGTCCTCTTTCTTCTGCTTTGAAATCTCGGAGAGCGTTATTGAGCAGCATTGAAAACCACTGGCCAAAACGTTCCTCATCACAGTTACGTCTGTAGCGAATAGCTCTCTCATATGCTGTCTGAACAACATCTTCAGCACTCCATACAGTTCCTGCACGGAATGTCATCTTCTTAACTAGCCTGTTGTAATTTTCTAAATAATGCTTTTCAATCGAAGAGACTTGCATATACCTCCAAAATATGCTGTTTGTGACAACAGTTAGTTAATTTCATTGAAAAGACCTGTAGCTTTGTCCCAATAGAGCTTGTATCGACCTGTCTCACCAAACTCACGATCCTCTAGAAGAACTAGCGTTCGTAGGTTTCTTTCTTCTGATTGAAGATTAGGGTCTCTATTTCCTTCCAAACCCAGCATAAGATTACAGGACCGAGCCATAGCCCTACTGCCAGCAAACTGAGAAGAAAGAACCTCTCCTCCACGCTCGTGAGGTGTGCCAGAATCGGGGTTACGGAGATGGCAGAAAATAAAAATAACGACATTAAGGTCAAGTGCCATTGCGGAAAGTTCTTGAGCAATCTCTTGCAACTTAACGTTAGCTGTTGCCGCATCCATACCGTTCGTGAGATTGGTAATGGGGTCGATGATGACAACTTTACATCCTTCTGCTGCTGCTGCACGAATATCTCCCTTGAGGGTGTCCCAGCCAACGTGCTGATATAAGTTGAGCATGAGAAGATTATTATCTAAAACCTTCCCAGCCTCCTCATAAGCAGCCTCGTCAAAGGGCTTAGTAGGGTCATGGAAGAACTTACCAGCCAACTTACCAGCTACGAGCTTATACGTCTTCTTGTTAGACTCCTCTGGCTTAACCAGAAAGACTTTCCAATTCATCTCTTTAATGAAATGAGCCGCTAACGTGTTAACGATTTCACTCTTACCCTGCTTCTGACCAGCTCCGATGTAGATTGTCTCACCTAGACGGATTCCTCTAGTAGCCTCTGTAATGTGCTTCCAAGGCCATGGAACGCCATACTTAGGGGGTTCCTTAGCTTCCTCGTGAATATCTCTACCATTAACCAAGCGTGTGTTCTTGGGCTTCTGAGCATTGAATTGACATGCGTTATAGCACGCCTTGCTTCGCCCATCTACTAGGCACTGATTGGCATCCTTAGAAGGCAATGTAGCCACTAAAGCATCTGGACAGATACGTAAAACTTTCTCTGCTGCATCCCTACCGGGCTTATCCATATCAAACACAAGGATGATTTCCTTGAACGTCTTACGGATTTCTGGCAGCATTTGAGCCAGTTGTTTCTCTGCCCCACCAGAGCCATTAGAGAGAGACACAATAGCTGGATTTAAATCAGCGTATTGAGTTCCCTTGTTGTGGTCTTTGAAAATCTGAAAGAGAGCAACAGCATCTAGCTCACCCTCAGTGATGAAAAGCTTCTTACCTCCTGCTTGAACAGCTTGTTGCCAACCGAAGAATGTAGCCCCCTTGGTTGTACCAAGGGCCCACATGCGCTTATCGTGAATAAGACGTACCTTATAGCCCGTTAGAGCACCTTCTTGGTTGTAATATGGGTAGTAGTGGGTTACAGGTGTCTCACCATCTTCCTCAGATACTCCAATCTTTACTCCGAAGTATTCCAAAGATTCCTTGCGGAGCTTACGATCGGGGAGGGCTAGTGTCTGGAACTGAGACACTTCCACCATCTCTGCTTCAATCTGCTCTGGGGTTTTTAGAATAGCGTGAGGCTTATACCCTTCAGGCTTGTCATGGTAGGGGTTGGGTTCATACTTACCACATGCAAAGCAAAACCCATCATACCCACCACCATCTTTCTCAAACACCTGAAGGGCATACGAGCCACATGAGTGTTTGATTTTCTCAATACATTTACCCATTTTTCTCCTTAAACAATGCTGGAACTTGTTGGACTTGCTTCCTACGTAATAGTTCCACGTTTAGAATAAATTTAGTAAGATAGATATATTCTTCAAAGAATACAGCACTACCAAGGGCTTGACCAAGAGAGTCTAGACGCTCCTGAGCCTTCTGTGGATTGATTTGATCCCAATCTTTAATATCAACGTCAGAAATCATATTTATCCCCCTTTAGTTATGCCGTGCATCTTTTCCACTTCGTCAATCACGTCTGACCAGTCGATTTCCCAGCCTGTATCGCCGATGAAGTAGTGCTTTTCGTAAATGGCATTGCGTTGAGCTTCGGTCAGCGGCTCCCGCACTGGTGGTGCGGTGTAGACGGCGTGCCATACGTCGGTGTCCAGTTCTTCGGCGCGCTTGGTTGCAACGAATTCCTCTTTAGGCCCCATTCGCAAATGACCGACAGGCTCCTCCGCTGGTGTGGGTGTGCCCCACTTTGCAAGGACTGCGCGGGTGTAGTCCACCTCACCCTCCAACCACACCTCCCCGGCTCCAACGAACTGGGCGTGGGTTGTCAGGTGTTCTGCTGCCAGCGCCTCAATCTCTTCGTCTGTCGGTGTCATGGCTTGTCTCCAAACTGCGTGTAGTTCGTCCAGAATTCGTTGATGCGTCCGTCTTTGGCGGCAGGTGCCCACCGCCATCGCACCAGACCGGGCACGCCGAACAGCACAGGAGGGCGCGAGAGCCCACCGTAGGCGGCAGCGATGCACAGGGAAATCAGGGTGCGCCTCATGGCTTGTCTCCTTGTGCAGCCAAAGGCTTGAGCCACTGCGCGTCGAAATCACGCATGGCCTTGTCGGGGCTGTCGCCAAACCCAGCCACACCGTATATCAGGTCGGCCCCGTACAGGGCGCACCACTGGTTGCCATCTATCGACAGGGCAGGGCGGAAAATGGCGCTTGGACGTTGCTGCTCAATTGCGGCGCTGGCGTACTCGTTAGCAACGCCCTGCATGGCGTGGTGCGCTGAGCCGAAGCACTCACGCAATACGCTTTCTATCGCCTGCCCAACGTCGCCGCCACTGATGCGGCTGCGGACAGCATCAAAAATCGGTTGGTACGAGTCCATCACACACCTCCTTGTGCAGCTTTGGCTGCGTCGATAGCGTCACGCAGGTTTTTGCGCTTTTTGATAGGCATTCCATAGTTAGCGCGGGTGTACCAACGCCCCCCTAGCTCAACAACGTGCTTTCCGTGGGTGGAGTCTAGGAAGTCCAGCCTCTGCGCATCCTTGCGCACGGCTTCGTCTGCTACCTCGGGCTGGGGTGCTTTGGCACTGGTGCGCGCGGCGGTGCCTTCTTGCCAAGCTGCAAGCTGGTCTGCTGTGTACGCGGGTAATGCGGGTTGGCCTTTGTAGCCCGCATAGCGTGCCTCTGGGTTGCGGTTGCCAGCGGTGTCTAGCGCAGATGTCGCCATGTCATGCTCGGCCTCGCACTCTTGAGAATGCCCCACGCCTCGCACCGCCGAACAGTTGGTGCCTTTACATGCGGGGGCCGCAGCCTCGGGCTGGGGTGCCGCTTCAAACAGTGCCTCCAGGCCGCTTGCTGCCTGCCGCACCTTGGCTGCGCGCTCAGGTCGCTGCTGCAATATTCTGTCGGTTTCACCCAGCAGCTCCCACAAAACATGCAAGGCGTGGCGCACAGCATCCGGCACCGCTGGCACTGCCGGGGCCTGTGTATTTAATTGCATTTTAATTCCTTCACAATCAAATTAGAAATACGATTGGCCCAATCTTGATTTGGATGTAAACTATCCGCTACATCATACGAAGGGGAACCTGCTAACGTAACATCAATAAAGCTCACGCCTTTGCTTACAGAAACTTCTTTCAGTTGATCGTTAAAAAGTTTAATTTGATAATTCAAATTTGTTGTATTCCCTTGAATAATAGAAAGAATCACAGGCTTTTTATTATACTTACGTACAATATCCACCATATTCTCTACGTTATTCTTCAAATTCCCACCCAGAATAGCATCAGCGCCACCGAAACGAATAACAATTGTCTCTTCAGGGACATTTGCAATTGTTGATTCCCATGTCTTAATTGCTGTTTCGCTGGTTAGTCCGGGACGAGAATAGTCTGAATGTGTGCAAGCAGTGCTTACACTGTTCATGTATTCAACAGGAGAAGGTACAAGGCGACCATCCCCTAATGTACCGTAAGTAACACTGTCTCCGAAGTGAGCGATTGTTTGTTTATGATAGCTCTCTCCTCCCCCTCCGCAAGCAGAGAGGAGAATTGCTAGAGAGAGTAATGATTTACGAATCAAGGTAAATACCTCCACGCTGTAGCTAACAAACTACCAAGCATCATAGCAAGCCCACTGATACCTAAAATATCGGAGAGCCATGCTAGACGATAACTGTGGATGAGAGTGGCTAGAAAGTAGGAAAGGAATCCAAATACAAAAATCATACAAACTCCTTAGATACCCAACTGAGATCAACCAGAGAAGAGTATGCTTTTCCCGAATTATCGTCGTCGAAATACATCTCACATTGTCCTGATTCGTATTCTAACAGTAATCCTTTACGGCCATGATATACATGTAAAGGTTGTAAGTTACTCGGTTGATTAACCCATACACGTATCGGTCTACGCTTAAGTTCTAAGCTCATACAAACTCCTTAAACACCTCGACATACTTATCAAGCGTTGTACCTGTCAAACCACATGCTGTGTTGACTTCCAGCACATAATACATATCGCTCTTCTGATTGTAGATAATATCTACAGCACCGAAGTCCAAACCGAGAGCCTTTATGCTCGCAACAGCTTGATCCAAAGCCTTTTGAGGTAGCGCAACGTCTTGGTTTGCATAGATGAAACCATTCTGGTGATTTCGTACTTGCCAATTGATTTTGTCATCTGGAATCTCCTGCTTACGTTTCTTTTGTTGAACAAAGAATACCTTCTCACGGAATACGTGAACACGGTATTCATCCTTCTTAGGGATGTACTTAACGTACAAAGGGGCTTGTTGCAGTTCCCGATTTCCATTAACAATATTTACTCCCTCACCACTGTGACCTGTAAGTGTATGACGTTCTACAACAGTAACACCCTCAGCAAGCCACTTAGCAGCCTCTTCCCGGCTCTCTGTGAAGTCGGGAATGGTAACGGTACCCTTCAGTGCGTTAAACGATTTAAGCTTGTTTGTAGCAAGGGATACATTAGCAGGTACGTTAAGGATTTGCTTTGGAACAATTGGGCGTTTCATATAGGAACAACCCCAATTAATAACAATTTGATTCTTAATGTCAAGAACCTTACCTTCGTGCTTGATACGCTTAATACCGAGAGCTGTAGCCAGAGCCTTGGCAGATGTACTGCCTTCATTATATGGGTAGAGTTTCATATCAATTCCTTTTACAAATCAACGTTAGCATTACCGTTATGGTCAACAATATCATTATGATAAATAACATCGTTCCGATTAACACGTACAGGTGGAGGAATAACACCTCCACGAGGACGGGGAGGAGCTGGACGTAATGCAGGAATGGCATTCATAACACCACCCATACCACCTAACGCCCGACGAAGAGCATCTGGAGCGATAACACCATCCCCACCACGCATAATAACCATACCCTCTTCATCTGCCTTGGCCTTCTCTTCGTTATAAGAATAAGGCAGCTCAAGCGTAAGCGAGAAAGTCTTACGAACATCGTTAACAGACTCGGCTGTAGCGAAGCTGTCTGTAACATCTCCTAGAACTTCTGAGATGAAATCTTGAGGACGCATCTTCACAAACAAATCGTGTACAGCACGAGGATTACCCGCCTTTACAGCGAAGGTACGGATGTTGTGGAGAGCACGCAGCCAGATGGACAACACTTCCACATCCAGAGTACCACGCATACCACGGAACTCAAGGCTGCCATACTTGAGGGTTGCTGCCATGTTGATGAAGCCGTAACGTACATCATTCTCACGAATGTCAAACAGCGAATTCTCACCTTGCTTGAACATCTTCATGATGGGAGCAATAATATCTTCTGCATCAGACACACGGAGACAGAAGCGATTGTTCATACGTACATCGCCACAATAGCGAGACAGAATATCTTCCATCAGCAGAGACGTGTAGAGGAATGCACAATACTCAGGCCAAATCATCTGTTGACAATTGACATGGACATGTACGCTGGTACGGAAAGAGAAGTCGAGCTTAGCCTTACGTTGTGCATCAGCCAGATCAGCAAGACGATCAATGGCTACATCAAGGCCAGCGGGCTGAGTGAATACGAATTCACAACGACCATCGGGGAAATTGCCACGCAGAGAACCATCATCAACAGCCTTCCATCCAGCAGGACAGTCAGCGTTGATGTTGGCACCTTCACATTCAATCTCTACACCGAAGTCGCCCTTAGTTTGCCTGATCTTCAAAAGTTCGTACAGTTTTTTCATAATTAGGCTCCAGAAGAAATTGATACATGTCATTGCCCTTGTTCCATTCGATACGCTCAATGGTACGATAGGGCTTACGCAGCTTGCCGACAACACCTTCTGTCTTGAAGTAGATGTTACGGTCATAGTCAATAGCGAATTGCTTATCGAAGGCGACAACAGTTCCCGGAGCATCCAACATAGTCAGAGCTTCCTTAATACTGGGGTAGTTACCTTCGATGGCATCCACAATACCTCGATGTGTCAGTCGTGTTACTGAATTGGTAGGGATACCGGGAGCAGCAGAACGAATAATACAATTCTGATTGGTGATGCCAATCGAGAATGTACGACGAGCACGACGAGCAATGTAAACTGCTTGAGGATGAGCATTCACAAAGCCAATACGCTCAGCAATAGGCGTAAGGTATTCCTGTTTGAAAGGAACTTCCTTCGTCTCTCGTGTCTTGAGAAACATAACCATCATCGACTTAGCTGAGATGATTTCTGCCACCTTAACAATCTCTCCCTTATAACGGAGGAGATTGTCATGGTACAGTTGTTGAATGTCATGGATACTCAGATCAGCCATAGCAAACCTCGATGCCTTCCTTACGAATAATCTTCATAGCTTCCTTCTTGTCAGAGTTGTTGATAATATCCTGAATGTCGCCATACTTAGCGAACAACATATCACCAGCATCCAGACGCTTCATCCCGCTAATAGCGTTCCGATAAACCCAACGAGTGAGCTTTTCACTGTTAAGCCATGCGTTAGACAGTGTACGGTATTCAACACCATACGACTTGAAGCGACAGCATCCTGCCTTACCATACATCTCACGACGTTCTGTATCAGCATCATACATCAGGCTTGGCAAGCCCAAGAAGAAGTCGAGCTGCTTAACTGCTGCCTCACCCATTCCACGATGCTGTCCATCATTAATGTCTGCACCATCAGTCCACCCAATATGAACGTGACCACTGGCAGTACGCATAGGACGATCACCGTCAGGTTTTTGATTAACCTGATGCGTCCAAGCATTGAAGTCGGGATCACAGCCAAGCTCCAGAGCTTCACGAGGTTGACTCTTAAGATAGTCGTGAGTAAACTTAGCAACAGGAACAGCAACCACGTCATAGTCAGGCACCATAGCTTTCATTTGGTTGAGAACATCCTGCACAGAGAAGGCAAATTGATCCTCCGTATCAGCAGGGTTGATGTTGAATTCAAGGGCCATACCATCCACTTGGACAGCCCCATTACGGACAGGGAAAGGGTTCTTCTTGTCACCCTTGATAAGACCAAAGGCAGACAGAAAAGTTCCACCCTTCTTAACAAACACTTCTGGATCGCAGCCAATACGGAATTGCATATATTTCTCCTCGATTTAAACAGTTTCACGATTACGTACACCACCTGCAACAGTTACGTATTGCAAGGCACCATGTTCTGTATGATCTACAGAACAGTCTGAGCACAACGATTGCCCATCCGTTGTCAAGGAATGACGATGGTCATGTTTCACCTCAGAATCACACCAGCAGCAACGGCCATAAGCCTTTTGCCATGCTTCCACACCAATCAGGTTGTTGTGGTGGTCGTATGCTTCTTCAGCTTCCTTATGCCCTTCATCAAATTCCAAGTCGTCCCAGTTAACCGACGACGTAATAACCTTGTAATAACGGCTCTTATTCGTAACGGTAGGAACTGGATTAACTTGGCACAGAACAGAGCCACCGATAACATCATCTGGACTACCCAGCTCTACTGGGAGACGTGTGTAATACAGACGAATGTTAACACCTTGCTCGTTAGGGTCCATACATTGGAAGTATGTACTGCCAAACTGGTCACGATTACTGTTAATAATCTCAAGACGAACATGCCCCAATGGTTTGTAAGAATCGCTTCCAAG